CGGCCAGATCCTGCCTGACGAGTACCTTGCCCACTGGCCTCGCACCGAGAAAGCCGGCCAGCTCGAGATCAAGACCGCCACGCTTAAGGAGATGGCAGCGCTGGCCGGTGGCGAGGGGCCGCTTGCCGAGGTGCTATTCAACATCGCCGACCTGACGACCATCAACCAGTACCTGTCGAACTTCGGAAACAAGCTGATCAACATGGCGCAGAACGCCAGCGACGGCAGGCTGCACCCCAGCTACAACATCGCCCGCGCTGTGACCGGGCGGTTCAGCTCGAGCTCGCCGAACGCGCAGCAGTTCCCACGCGATCGCGAGCTGCTGGGTGACTTCACCAGCGTGCGCTTGTCGTTCATCGCGCCGCCCAAGAAGCGGCTGGTGTCGCTGGACTACAGCGGCATCGAGCTCAAGGTGCTGGCGCTGCTGGCTGAGGATGACCAGCTGCTCTACGACTGCGTGCACGGCGATCTGCACAGCGAGGTCGGGTCATACATGGCTGGGCACACGATCGACAAGCAGACACCGGAGGGTTATGAGATCCGGTCAAAGGCCAAGGGCGTGTCCTTTGGCATCATCTACGGCTCAGGATCGCTTGGCCTGTCTGGTACGCTCAGAACGTCCCTCAGCCGCGCCCAGGAGCTGATCGACTTTTGGGCCGACCGCTACCCCCAGGCGTTCAACCTGCGCAACACGATGATGAACCACGCGCTGAACGACGGCTTCCTGCCGATGATCGACGGGGGCACGATCTGGACGGGCAAGAAGCCGCAGCTGCCCAAGTGCGCAAACTATCCTGTGCAGCGCGCAGCGCTCTCGGTCATGGCGCGCGCGATCATCCGGCACCGCGCGCGGCTTGAGGCCGCTGCCGATCGGGGCAAGCACCTCGGCACACGGATGGTCGCCAGCATCCACGACGCACTGATCGACGAGGCCCTGATCGACGACGCGCCAGAGGTGCTGCGCTGGATGAAGGACGACATGGTGCACGGCTACCTCGACATTTTTCCGGGCGCGCCGACCGAGGCACTGGTCGAGGGCGGCACCGGCCCGTCGTGGGGTGAGCTGGAAAATGAGGAGGTGTAGCCCTTGACAGATGCTGATCAGCAGCTTATCTCTAAGGCACACACCACAGGAGACCTTGACCATGACCCACCCGCACCTGATCGCCGACGCCGCTGACGCCCACCAGTTTATTTTCGGGGGGCGCTCGCGCTTCACGCTGGTGTCCAAGAAGACCGGAAAGCGCTACACCTACCGCGTTGCCAAAGCTAAAGACAACGACACCATGTTCTTTGTCGCCGTTCTGGTCGGCCAGAACAACGAGCAGGATTATGAGTACATCGGCTTCGTGAAGACGGACAGCACGCACAGCGAACTGATCACCGGTAAGAAGGGCAGCCCCAACCACCCCGCGTTCAAGGCACTGTCGTGGCTGCTAAGTCAGGTCGAGCGCAGCAATCCGCTGGCCATGCCTGCAGACGTAGAGTTCTGGCACGAGGGGCGCTGCGCCCGCTGCGGTCGTGCCCTGACTGACCCCACATCGATCGAGGCCGGTTTTGGCCCCGAATGCATCAACCACATCTGAGGAGAACATCATGCCTTTTGACGCACAACTCGCCATCGCCAACCTCGACGTCCATGGCTGCGGCTATTCTGACCACCCGGACCTCACCGTGCTGCGCGCACGATACCCTGAGCTCGGCTTCGTCTTCGACCGCATCGAGGAGCTGCAGGAGAGCGCGGACACCGTCGACGAGCAGATCGATGAGGCGGTAAAAGACGAGGTCACCCCTCTAAATGAGGAGATCGAGGAGCTGGAGACGCGCAACAGCGACCTGCGCCTTGCGCTCAACCAGATCCGCGAGCTGACCGTCGACGTCGAGATCACCAACATCATTGAGGATGCGCTGTGACCGACCTCGTCAACCACCCAACGCACTACACCCGGCACCCGTCGGGTGTGGAGTGCATTCAGATCACCGAGCACATGGGCCTCTGCCTTGGCAACGCGGTCAAATACATATGGCGCGCCGACCTGAAGCACGATGCCATCGAGGATCTGAAAAAAGCGCGCTGGTACATCGAGCGCGAGATAACCCGGAGAGAGGGACACACCAATGCCTAAGCCTAAGCACGACCTGCCCAGCAGCCACGCGGTGGCGCAGCGGTCATATCACCAGCGCCAGCTCGACAGGGGTCTGGTGCGCCTGTCGGTCTATGTGCCCGACGCAGATCGAGATGCGTTCTGGAATGCGATTGATCGCCTTCGCGAGCGGTGGCAGGCCAAGGGCCTGATCGATTAGCGGCAGGCCGCCTGCAGCTGAGACAACAGGACCTGACCAGAGGTCACCGACTGGTTGCCCCCGTCATTAAGCAAGGCCCGTGCGAGATCCGCGCGGGCCTGTCTCGTTCCGTCACAGATCGCGTCGCCGCTCCTGATCTGCGTAGTACTGCAGCCAGTCACGAGCAGCAGCAGGATCGTTGCCGTGGCTCTCTGCGCCATCGATCGCCTTTCTTGTGTCCTTGTACCTGTCCAGCTCGCCTGTGCGGGCTCGGGAGGCGGCATCTCTGCGGCCCTGCAGGTAGATTCCAAAAATGGCAAAGGCGGCGGCCAGTGCCGCCGCCAGCCAGAGTTTGATGCGACCGAAGATCACTTCTTGGTTCCGCCGCCTTTGGGTTTCTTCTTGCCGTACATAGGATCACCTCCTTCAGGGTTTCTTCTTCGCCGTCTTGGCACTTTCGCGGAATGACTGTGCCGTTGGCGCACCTTTGGTGCCGGGCTTCCGCATCTTCTCGCCAGATCCGGATGCAATGCGCTTTCGCTTTGCTTGGATGTTGGCGTATAGTCCGGGCTGCTTTGCCATCAGCGCATCCTTCTCCACAAGACGTAGCCGATAAACGCCGCGGCCACGCAGACGGCCACAAGCTGCGCGGTGGGGGCTAGGCTACCCAGTATGGGCAGGTGCTCCGCCGCTGCGGCCACAGCACCAGCTACACCGGCACCGGCAGCAGCCTGGGCGTCTGGGTCCTCGGCTAGTTTCTCGGGTTGGCGTGGCGGCTCGGTCGGCCACGCGGTTGCCGTCAACGGCCAAGGTGTCCCCCAGCTGCGCGGCTCGGCGGTATCGACATGCATAAATCCGCTGCGCGGGTAGTACCCGAAGCCACTGAAGCCAGCTGCGCGCGCAGCAGCCTCGAACGTGTGCGGATCGTGGTTATCCATGCGGACGTCGAACGCGATGCCCTGCATGTGCTTGCTGGCCTTGGCCCCGCCGACCTTGCGGTTATGCTCCGGGGACCGGTACGCCGATGTCAGGATCAGCGGCTTGCCCAAGGCGGTGCGAAGCGCCTGCAGCTTGTCCAAGGCATCCTCGTTGATCAGGATCGACCCCGTGCCCTTGCAAGCAATCTCGCGCGGCGAGAAAGACGGCCACCGCCAAGTGTTCGCAGGCACCATCTTCCAGTCGGAATATCTGGTCATGTCACTTCCTCAAGTGCTGTTCTATATTGTCAAGCTTTTCCATCACTGCCTTAAAGGATGCCTTGACCTCTTTGAACTCACGGTCAGACGCTTCTTTGCTCGCAGACGTTTGCGCCTTGATGACAGCAATGTCCATCGTGTTGGTCTGGGTTTTAGTATACAGCATCCAGACGGCACCCGCTACGGGGGCCACAATCCACTGCATGATGGTGTTAAGCACGTCCATCGGTACGCTCCTTGATTTCATCCATGCTGCGGAGAAGCGCGGTAAAGCAGTCGCGAGCCTCGGCAGCCAGTTCACTACGTACACGGTACGCTTTGAGTTCCTCAAGCGCCGCTTTGCGGTCATCCCACACGAGGTGAGAGGTCGGGTACCCGTCAAGGCGCCGTCGCATAATCTCGCCACCCATCAGGTGCGCACCGGTCAGCACGTATGCTGCCCCGGCGATCTTGTCGTCCGTGTCCAGAGACTCGGCGTATGCGTAGGCAGCAGGTACAGGCGTGCTGATGCGCCCCACTTCAGTGATGTCGT